CGGCATTGGTGCATCATATCCAATATCGTCATCAGTTGAAATATTGCTATTGATGGCTGCATGCGAATCATTGTCCCAGGTTGAAATATAATCTGTCATTCTGATTGCTAAAATCATTGCCATAATTAAATCATCTGTATGTCCGATTCTGGCTTCAAATGTATTAGCTCTGGAAACAAATACTTTCAATTCAGAAACAATAGGTTTTGAATTTAATGTTATCTTACCAGATTCTACAAGATACTTTAATTTGGCACAGGCTTCTAGTTTAGATTTATTTGTTGTCACAAATCCAGAACGTCTTCCATTTCTACCTTGCAATCTATTTTTCGGATCATGAAGCATTGTTCCGGGAAAGTTTTCCTCTCCAGTGTCTCTAATAACAACCAATGCAGCTTCACCTAAGGAATTACTTTCAACTGACCAATAAATTTCAGGTTTTCCATTTAGATAAATTTCTTCTAAAATTTTCTTCATTGTTCTAACCTGTTCTTCAACTGGCGATTTGTTATTACTCCATTCGGCAACTTGCGTTAATGATGGCAATTCTAAGACCTGAATTGCAGAATTGTCGCCACCTGTTCCCATTGAAGGGTCGAGAGAAACAACATAGATAGCATCTGACCTAATTGGTGCATACCATCTAACCTGACCTGTTCGATGTATTGGATCGATTGGTTTAATTTGATTTAATTTAATTGGATTAATTAATGTTTCTTCGAATGTAATGAATTGACATTCGTGTTCTCTTAAGAATCTATCCTCACCAATAGAAGCCATTTCACTATCTGCCCATTCTTGATTTCTTTCCGGGTGAGCTTTCCATGTTGCGATATATGGTCTAAATCCATTAATTCCAATTTCAGTTTCATTTCCATGGTGATCAATCATCTTATTTGCATTAAACCAAATATCAGCAAACTGGTCTTCGTCTGTATTTGGTGTTGATGTAATAATACACTTACCACCTGTTGAAAGTGTTGGAGAAAGTGATGTCCAGAATGCCTTCGCAATATTCGGTTCTACGAATGCGAATTCGTCCAAATAAACAAGTGATAATGACATACCACGACCGGTATTTTCTGTAGTTGTGGTAGCTATAATTCTTGAACCATTATCAAAATCTAAGGAACGTTTATTATATGTTCTAACACCAGCACGAATATGATCGGGAATAGATTCATAGGCATATCTAACCCTGTGCATAATTTCCTGTGCACCATCGTATTTGTTTGAAGCGATTAATATTGTTGCATCTTCGTTAAACATTGCGTACCAAAGAAGATAACCTGCAGCAACGGTTGTATTATGAGTAGGAATAAGCGTTTTTCCACATAAAAACAAATGGTCATTATTATCTACCTGTAGACAACGCACAGGAACCGAACTTATTTCTTTGATATTCCTAATATAAATTCTTCTATTTTTAGGATGATTCTTTAACCTTTTTTGTCTTTCTAGCTTCCTCGGGAGACAAAAAATCTTATGAAAACTTGTATCCACTGAAAATGCAAATTGATAATTATCTTTATGAGTTGTAGTGCGTTTCTTTGTTGTGCTCTTAATTCCTAAGGTAGATAACAACAATCTAAATTCCTCTGCCAACTTTTTATTAGACTGATAAAACCTACTTACTCCAGTCTTTTCACAGGTACCATCGGTATCCATTAACCCACGCAGTAGTTCTAATCTATTCTCAATGGAATTAAAAATAAAATGTTGAGGAATGTGTTTATTTCCCCAAGCACCAGTTTTCTTTAAATCAGTTACCAATCCATATGTTGTAAAATTTCCTGTTCTTTCTGATCTAGGATCTAATCTAAAATCGGAAACTCGATATCCTGCCTTCTCAAATTTAGATCTATAAGTAGGATAATCATCAATGGTACAGGTAATTCTTCCATCTGAAGTACCTCCGTCTCCAAGCCAGACTCCAAATACATATGGATCTACCGGTAATTCTATTTCATTGAATTCTAATGGTTTCGTATATTCAATAAAAACCGATTGTCCTTTTCTGTTAAACTTCTTAAAATTAGAAATTAATTCTTCTGTATTTGTTGTAATAGAACCCTTGTGTGGAACATTATATGTCCATAGGTGATCTTTATCTGCGGTAATCTTTTCACCGTGCATGAATTCAATTTCATAACATTGATGATTATTCATAATATCGGTTATGTATGTAACCGATGTAGGTTTTCCATTAGGACCGAAGATCGTATCTCCTACCTTTATATCACCCACTGTTGTAAATCCAGTAGGAGTAATAATATGTGTATCCAGGCTAAGAGCCTTGCCCATCTGACGGCCAATCATGTTAATTGATTTTCTATATTTGTGATAATTTTTAATTAAATCAAACTGAAAATCATATAATTGAATCTTTTCTCTTCCACGCAATGGATGCTGAATATACATAAAATTACGAATGAAATATTCAGCCCCTGTGGCAGGATCCATGCAAGCTCTTAATTCATCAATTTGCTCTTTAGTGTACGAAACCTTTGTATAGGCTCGTTTAACGAGTTTATCATCTTGATATATTGCCATCTTTTACTTAGTTTCATTTAAGAAGCGTCTATAATTATAAACCAATTCTTTCTGAACTTCAGAGACCTGCATACGCTTCTGTTCTGGGTTATCACCTTGTCTTGCACCAGATGGGCCGGTATCTCTAACAACTGGACTATCTGCACCAGTTGGAAAATAATCATTTCCGCGTGCATGATTAATATCATCATATCCATTGGTTAGGTCAAAATCTTCTTCAACAGCACTTTCTTCGAAACCATCATGACCACCGAAATCGCCATAATCTTCATCAGTTCCCCAACCAACACTTGCTAATGTATCTGCATCAGCTTGAACTGAATCCATATCGTATGGTTCATCTGTTCCGACATGATCAGATAACAATGCATATTTAATTTCTTCAACTTTTTCCGGAGCTAATCCTGCTTCTTCCATTTCGTGTTCGACAGTATTCAGTGCATCCTGAACATCAACGAAATTATCAATTAATTCATTGAAACGTGTTTGCCATTGTTCCATTTCTGGATCTGCTTCGCTTTCTGGTTCTTCGTTTTCAAATTCCATAGATTCCTCAGCCTTGCCATGCTTTTTATTATAGATAGACCATGCTGTTGCAAATGCCTTTTCTTCATTACCCGGATATTCTTTTTTTAGTTTCATTACTAAATCTTCCATTCCGGGAGGTGCTTTTTCTTGTAATTCATTAGATTCTCTAACAATGACTTTTGATTGAACATTGACACCAGCTAATTCTTGTAATCTTTTTAATTCTTGCATATTATCCTGCCTTAAAAACGTTAGGTCTCTTAATTCTACCGAACAATCCAATTTGGTGTTGATCTAAATTCTTAGCATCATTAAAACCGTGATAATCTTTTGGCATCATTGATTGGTCAAATTGTTCATCGGGACTAAGTGGAGTATTAACCTTTACCATTTCTCTTTCTTTTCTGACTTTTTCTAATTCTTTCAAGAAATCAGTATTATATTTTTCCCCATATCTTTCACGATCAGCACCTTCAACTTGTTCGTAATCACTTCCAAGCTGAGTTTTATACTTTTCTCTGTACTCTGGGGAACTACGATCGAGGAAAAGATCGGTTTCGATTTGTCTTGGATCATTTTGTGAATACACAGCAAGATTTGCTGGTGAAATTCCAAGATTGTTAGAAATAAATGTTCTTAAGAAATCTAAAGAAGCAGGATATTCTAATGTAATTTGGCAAATAAAAACTTCCGAATTTTTTACATTAGGAAAATCTAGAGGACTCTCCTGAATAGGAGTCTTCTTAAAAGGTGAAGCTTCTTTAAGTTGATATTTTGAAAGACATGTTTCAAGCTGATCAATCATGACATCTGTCATTTCATTGACTGCAAACTTAAGGGTGTACTTATAGTCTGTTTTCACTTCAGCAACATAAGTCGCAAATGATTTAAATTCTGCCATTATAATAACTCCAGTATTACTGCTATTTATCAGATTTTTCAGTTTTACTGGATACTATATATTTAAGGAGCTCATTGCGATCAAATTCACCGGAATTTCCGGATCTAGAAGCAGCCGGATTGTCTTCATCTTGTTGATCTACTCTCATTTTCTTAATTTGAAGTTCGATCATTCGAAGTTTCTTTTCAGCCTTTGCATTTTTTGCTTCTAATGCTGTTTTCAACATCTGTCCTGCTACTTCGAATATCTTTCCGGCATGCATATCAGGAACATTTGCACCAAGCGTAATTAGATCATCGAATGTCTTAACCGCTTTATCAGCAATATCATCCATTTCATTATCATGAGTATCTAAACCATTGACTGTGGGAAGTGCAGAGTCGATTTTTTCAGCATTAGTAAGTGAAGAATATATTTGCTGTGCTTCAGAAAATAATTCTTCTTTTGTTTTTGTAACTACTTCAGTCGAGGCAGATTCTGCCTCTTCAGACATAGGTGGAATCTGGAAAAAATCCTCTATTTTTTTTGTCATGCTTTACCTTTCGGGTTGTTGAAGATATTTTCTTCGTTCATTACCCTAAATGTCATGCCATGATATTTGGCGAAAGCCTGTGCTGCTGCCCATTTATAGGTATTCAATGCGAACGCTGCCTTAGCCTTTTGAGATTTAGCCTTTTCTAAGAAAGTCTCCTTGGCGGGCTTTACTTCAATAATCTCAGTTTTTTGATTACCTTTAGCATCTACATAAGTAACCACGAAATCTGGCACATACACAGTATATTTACCAGTAAATGGATTTTGATAAGGGATTTTCAATGATTCACTAGCCCATTGAATAATATTTGGATGAACATCAAATTTTTGCATTACCTTAAATTCCCACGAGGAACGAAAGATTATAGGATGTTTTCCGACATATTTGTCTGGATTAACAGGTTTATAAACTCCTTGCACATATGAACGACTCATGATCGAATTTGTCTGGCCTGTGGACTTAAACTATTATTCACTGACGTAACCATACCAACTTGATTACCCGGATCACGAAGATTATTAAATGCACGATAGGCATTTTCTGAAAACAATAATCTTCCATTTATTTCTGATTTTTCTATTAATGATTGCGGAGTTTGCCCAGTCATTGCTGCCATATCAATAACTAGTGCTGCCATTGTATCAGCATACAGATTACCTACTCCTCTGGATAAGAAAAAAGATTTTGTCGAATCATATGCCGAAGGTGAATAGCTACCGACAACACCCGCACCAAGCGCAGATTGAGTTAAGGAACCTGCATTAGGAAAAGCTACCGGACCTGATGCATATTTAAATGTGTTTGTTGGAACTCCATTTATAATTTTAACTGTTCGCTGAGTTCCAAGATATGTAAGCATCTGTGAACTAAAACGACCAAGAGATGCAATATTTGAATTAGACACCCGGATTTCCTCCTATTCTGCTAATATCCTGATAAGCAGTTGATAATAACGAAGCTGTCGAAGAAAACGGTCTAGTCAATATATCTGGAGCACTTTGAGGATGATACGGTGTTGGAGAGATATTAGCTAATCCATCTAACGCACTGGCACTAACACGTCTTACTACCTGGTCAGAAGCAAATGCACCTGCTACTGAACCTATTGTAGATTGAACATTCTTACCGATCTGTTGAAGTATTGGATTATCTGATTGCGATAATGGGTTATTCGAATCAATAAAGTTATTCAATGTTGCAGTAAATGCTAAGGCAGGTAATTCAAGGAAATCACCATGCGAATATTGGTCAATATTAGAATTATTATTTGCCTCTGTTCCACCTAATTTCATATTTTGAATGTTATAATAGGCATATTCGTATTCAAAGGTAAAGGTTAATTCTAAAGTCTTACCACCCTCTCCATAATTTAATATATCATGATTAAACGCCGCAACTCTTGGATTAACTAATGTTACCTGATTGAATCTTCCGGCATGAACTTGATATATATCGATTGTTTGAATTAGATTTCTGACATTGGCAACTGTAGGTAAATTAAATCCAAATTTATGATTATTCAATGTATCTGAAACAATATTCTGTGTATCTTGTTTACTACCAACCGTATCTGTTGGAGAATTAAATGTTGATGATGTATTCCCTTGAAATAGATTTGTTATACTAGCTGGTAAATTTAATAAATTTGGATTGAAAGATGGTGTGATATTATTTAAAAATTGCTCTACAGAATAACTGCTCTTTCCATTTTGACTTTGTTTTGCTTCATTCTTACCTGGTTCGTTTCCATCACCGAAGTAATATCTATAATACATTTCCCAAAATTTTAATGTCTTTCCATCCACTACATCATGAAATACAACTTTAATTGGTTCAAACTGAATTTTAGTTTGACTTATTCTTTTTCTATTATATTGATTTAAGGGTGTGGTTTCGATTTTAAACGATGGCATTTCCACTGCCTTAACAAGTGGAGCAATTTGATCCCAGGTAGTATTATTAAAATATTGTTGAATATAGTAGGCAGCCGTTCCTACATTATTCAAACTAATATTAATATAATATTCAAAGGGCAGCCTTGGTTGGTTAATGTATAGAGTTTGCGCTGTCTGATTGAAATTATACGTAGCATGGCGCGTGCTTTTTTCATACATGAAACCGGCACCGGTTAGACCTGTGAATAAACTTGAGATAGATGGCATAATTAACTATTTATCATCAGAAAATATTCAAAAAAATACCCCGAAAATCGGGGTATTGTTTAGTGAAATAACTATCATCCAAAAGTTGTACCACCAGTTGGGCTGGCGATATCTGGGTATGGATTTCCACCAACTGTTGTACCATCGTTGGTGTTTGGACCAGCAATGTTGGTAGCATTATCGTAACGAATGGTTAGTGTGACCATTTGTGATTCACCGCTCGCATAATCTCCATCGTCGTATTGTGCACCGGTTAACCAACAACCTTCAAGGTTCCAAAATTCGAGAGCATCATTATCAGTACCATCTAATGACTCAATAGTCATGGTAAATTTATAATTGATACCAGCAACAGCACTTGTCTGTTCAAAATGGTTCATTTGTTTCTGAACTTGAGCACCTACAGACGAAATAACTGAGTTTGTTATATCGTCACGTAATTTCAATTCAATTGGTTCAAATGAGTGTTTACCCTGAATCCATGCAACAGAGTTATAGGAATCAAGTTTAATATCTTCGTAGGTGATTTTTGGTCGTGTGCAAGTAACCACGTTTGCAGTCATTTCACGTAATCCATTATTTTCACCGAAATTCTGAAAGGTTACTCTAAAACGATATTTTTGTTTTGGTTGAAGAATACCTAATGGAGTTCCGTCTAATGGGACACCGAATTTACCTAATGTACTTGGCATAATTTCTCCTGCTCTAAAAGCTAATACTATTTATCAATTCGAAGAAATTTTCCTTCCAGTGGTCAAAAAAATACCCATACAGTAGTATGGGTATCTAGAGTCCTAAAAATACCTATTAGGTATTTGTTAAACTTGTACCAGTATTTACGATACGGATTGGAATATAGATAAATTCGATAGCCTTGGTTGGTTGAATTGCAACATCAATCCAAAGTTCATTTCTATCGATTCTAGCTGGTGTGTTATTGCTTGTGTCACACACAACCAAATAATCATATAAACCACGTAACGTAATAAGCTCAGATAGGAATCTGTTAAACGCTTCTGTTACAGCCTTACGTGTGATTGAATCGTTTGGCTGGAACAAGAATGGTTGAGCTAATTGGTCAAGTTGATAGCGCAAGTAGTTTTCTAAACGAACTACGTTGATACGATCAGTCGCGCTCGCATACGATTGTCTTGTCTTCTGTCCATAAATTACAATACCACCATTTGGCATTGTTCTAATTGGGTTAATTCCGTTTTGATATAGAATATCACGTTGACCTTCGTTCAACTTAACCGGAACATATTGACCAGAACTGTTAACATAACCAACTGATGCAGCATTGTTTACAACACCACGTTGTAGACCAGCTGGTGCAAACCATGGATATGCTACCTGATCGTTGTAAGCAATAGTTCTAAGAGCCATATGCGAAGGTGGAACAACAACATCTGTTCCATCAACATTGGTACTCAATCCCGATGGATACCATGCAGCAAAATACTTACTTGCCGAAATTAAACCATCAGGTCCATTATCGATTGCCGCAGAACTATTGGTTGCCCAATTTTGTAAAGAAGTTCCAGTTGAAGATAATGTAAATGGTGTATCACCAACGACAAATGCCGTATCTTTTCTATCATCGTTAAGTGCTAACATTTCATCAATAGCTTCAACAAATCCCGGAGCAGCAATTAGGTTAAAGAATAAATCTTCTGCTCTAATTTCTTCGTTACCAACGATCTGTGCTTGAATTGCATCAACAATAACATGTTGTTGAGCGGCTGCACCCATATATGGAACACCGTTTGCTTGATTTCCGGACTTATTAACCCAACGACCTGTTGAATTATTATTTGTATCATCAGCAGAAGCTGTTACTCCATCAAATACATATGGAGAATGCCATTCTTTCACGTTATCCGATGAGTATCTTGTATTCCATAGCAAGAATCCTTTTGGATAAAGTGCTGCATTAGGTGCATCTGGATCCAAGTCTGGATTATTTCCACCGCCGTTGTTTTCGCCAGTATATGTACCATTATGGTATAATGGGTTAGGACGAGCATCTTGGAAAATAATACCATTTGGGGTAGTCTGATCTGAATTACTGACCAGTGCCCATGTTGAACCACTCCAACGATAAATTACAGGATATGGTTGAGCATCTGTCTTAACCCAAATATCACCTTTAATTAATGTTGGTGCTGGAACGTTGTCCTGTGGATCATCCGCCTGTGGATACAATGTTGGAGAACCAACATCAACCGGAATAGCATTAAATCCTGGAAGATTAATATTAATCCAAGAATCAACACCGTTAGCCATTAAAATATCAATTGTTGAAGTACCATCACTATTAAGTCCAAGCAACGAATTAAACCACAATTGTCCATTTGTCGGACCTTGTGTTGGTGTTGTCTTTGAACCAACGATAGTTTCTAGAGCACTCCATGGGCCCGAAGCTCCACTGGATAACCTAAATTCAAACGTATTATTTGCTGTAACGCCTGTACCACTTTGAACTGGCTCAATGTAAATCTTTCCATTTGAACCATTTGTATCAGTACTATAATATGTATTAGCTGCCGAGTCACTTGCAAGAATTGGAGCTTCAACCTGCAAGAATGATTGTGCGGTTGCATCCATTTTACGCAATACAAGGTTTGCTCCTTGTGCTGCAGATGTGGTCTTAACCCAATATTCTTGTGTTGTTGAAGAACTTGTTAAATCTGGCCAAACAGCCTGAATTGTCATTTCAAAAGATGCTTTTACAACAGTAGCACCACCGGATAAAGCAACACTTGGAGCATTATTAACAGTAAAAGTAGTAGAACTATTAACTGCGGTAATCACTGTATCAGCAGCAAAAGTACCTACACCGGCCGAAATTGTTGGAATCATACCAACTGCAAGTCCTGTGGTACTTCCTACCGTAATAACTGTGCTGGCAGATGTGGCGCCGGCTGCAGAAGTATATGCGGTTGTTCCAATTTGGGTCCATGTGCTTCCCACCTTTCTCCAATATGAAAGCATACCAGATGCGGTCTGGAATACAATTGCATGATTACCATCAACACCATCAGTGTTAATTGGTGTATTGCTTGTACCAGTCGAAAAATTATATACGAAATTTGGTGTTACTGCTGTCCATACTTCGTTGGGTGAAGTTCCTGTACGAACAAATAAACCATATGAAGAACCAGTTGGCAATGCAGATTCATCAAACCAATATGTACCGGTTGCGGCAGCACTAGTTGGTGCTATCGGGGTTGGTTCTAATTGTGATGTATCAACATCAGCACGAACTACTCGCACTAAATTCGATAAACCAAGATATGAATAAGATGCCAATAAACCATATTCGTTTAATGGATATCCATTTAATGAAGTACCACTAATTGAATAAAATACAGGATCACCAAAAGTAGAAACTAGTTCTCTTTGAGAAGTAATAGACCATACCTTTCCAGCAGTCGCCTTAGTGGTTCCTGGTGCAACGGTTGCCTGGCCGGTAGGATCTGCCTTATCCTGTTGAGTTGCGATGAAGATTAAAGGTACTGTACCAGGTCCTGCACCAACATTGATGCTCTGATCGATAACTGATATGCTTACGCCTGGAGATAGTAAAGTTGCCATTGTAATTTTAACTCCTTAGAAGAATTATATTCTTTGTTATGAGTATTTATCAAGGCAACTAACAAATATAATGGAAATACCACCAGATAATTTCCAATAGGAATTAGATTATTTATAAAATCACATCAATAATATTTCTTATTTGATTATTTAGATCTTCAATGGATCCATTATTATCAATTTGATAATTAACTTCACTACCGACCCATGCCCATTCACTTAAATGGGCTTCCGAATAGGTTTTGGTCATAACCTCTTTGGCCAAAGAATTTCCTTGATTTGCTTTAATTGCAGTTTCATACCAGACAGGCAATGGACCCCTAGAAACCCTAACTAGAATACCATTTTGTTCTTTGATAAATTTTACTTCATTTGGAAAACGAACATCACTAATTACCACATGTTGATTAGGATTTTTTCTAATTCGATTTTCTAATGTTAAAAACCAAATATCGGGATTAAAGTTATTTCTTAATGCATCAGTGCCAATTAATTGCAAAGCCAATCTCGGAGTAAAATTAGGAATATTCAATTTTGACGACCACCATGGATCTACAATTTCTCTCCATTCTCTGGATTCGTCTGTATCGCCTTCGAGCATGTTTCTTGGCCAATCGAACATAACTGCACAAGCATCTTTCAAACTTGTTGCAAAGCTATCCTGCCTAAAACCATAATCCCTAACTAAATTGGTTGCAACGGTTCCTTTGCCACTATTAATAAATCCAAGTATTCCAACAATCATAAGAAAGCCCCTAATGTTGTAGTAATTATCACTAGGGGCTTGAATTATATGATTTTTTAATTAACCAATAACAAATCCGTATCCGTCTCCGCTTGTAACTAGATTCAACAATTCTAATTCTAGTTTATCAATTTCTGTTTGAGCTTCTTGTTTTAAAGTTGCTCCATTTAATTGAACTGTTCCGGTGGGTCCAGGAAATCCTCCTGGAAATTTATCTCTGGCTTCACCTAAATAATATTTTGCTTTGGCAGTAGCATAAGAAAATAACCATGGGGCAGTATAAGGATCTGAAATTAGATCATCATCTGATTTCTTCACATATACACGTACATCAACATCCTCATCTGCTGTTGGCCTTCTAATTAAAGTAAGAAGGTGCATATTTGGATCCCATGTAAAATTATATTGACTAGCAAATAGACGTTCTGTTGTTTCTAAGAATTCATTATAAAAATCCCAGGTTGCTAATCCACCTGTTCTATTTGGTTGTAAAAGATAGATATTATAGAAAGCAGCGTCAACAGGATCAAAATTAATACCACCGTTTGTATATGCTCCTACACCACGACGATATAAACGTCTTACTTGTTGAACTTCTTCAGGTAAGGTATATTCTACAACATCCCTTGTTACATGAAGGAAAATATCTTTTTCTAGAAGAGCACCATCAGATCTTTGTCTTAGTTTCTGAAGTCCAAAAGAAATAGCAAGTTCAATATGTTCAGAATCCAATTCAATATCAGTCATTTGGTCACCGAGTGCTAATCGGATTCCTCTGGCTAATTCTAGCCTTGGTGTTGATTGTGAAGACATAGTGTATCTACTCCTAAGATACACTATTTATCAATTTTTAACTATCTAATGTTCCACGCTTCATCACCAAGGCATCATCTAATGCATTATGCACCTTAAGATTTCCTTGTTTATACAATTTATCGCTTACTTCACTGAGAACATATACAAGATAATAATTCTTGAGCAAATTCGGTGGCCACAGTGTATCTAACATTGGTTTTAAGAATGGAAAATCCCATCCCGGATTATCCATTGCCAACATACATTCTTCATTTCGTTCTTCAATCCATTTACACATTTCAGCGGCACATTTATACCATGACATTTGATATTTTGCACCTTTTAAATATGGCAGAACATCAGTTTTAACAAACAAAGAACAATCGGAAATATTCCATGTATCAGTTAATTCAGCATAAAAATAGTTCTCATTCTCATCGACCAAAGCAATACTGATAAGCTTTGCACCTGGTCTGAGATCGGTAAATTCTGTATCTAAAAATAGCTTCATGTTATCCTATTTATTTGTCTCTATATGCTGAATAGACATTAACGTCCCACCCATATGATTTAAAAAATTCATCAATCTTTTTCTCCACATGCGGAGAGAAAAATTTAAGTTTACAACAATCAGAATATAATTCAGAAGATGCCCATATTTCTCTCATATCATTATAGGTAGGGCGTCGTAGAATTCTAAGAGTGTCTTCTTCGGTTTTTATCATTTTTTAAAAGTTACACCGAATAGAATTATTTGTATATTCTTCTACTGTCCATCCATAAGAATGAAATAAACGTCTGATTGCAATTTGCAAATCGGGATAATTCGAAATTTTATCTTTATACTCTTCTGAATTTATCCAGATATTTTTCATTTCATGGTAGCTAGGTCGTCTTAAAATTCTAAGAGTGTCTTCTTCGGTCATTTTAAAAATTCTAGTTTCGTTATTTGTATTTTTGGTATAGATATTACACCCGCTATGTGGCTCTTACCTATGCTCTGGGCAATTAAAAATCTTTCATCATTATCATTAACGATATAACCTACCGTTTCGATTCGATTGGAACTATAATTTTCTATTTCGGATAATTGCACCCATCCGGATGATACCACACCCGAATCTATCCAAGAAACTTTTACAATTTTATCTTTCATTTGTCGATCCTTAAAATCACACAATGTTCATTTAACTTTCCGTTTGCCGAAACATCAACAGTCGAAAGGTCTTTTAAAAATGTTCTAAGTTTTACCTTGCTTGCCTTCTTAAACTCTGCTAACGTCTCTGCAGGTTTACGTAGCGTTTTTTCTTTAGAATCTTGCGAATAATTCTCTAATCCTGTGCCCTTAACAGCAAGGCCACGTTCGTCAATTGCTTTGTAATGTGCTAATTTTCTAGTCTTGGTGTTATAGATCCAGAGTTCCTTAGAACCTAAAATTTGAACTGGATTTTGACTAACAATACCTAACGTTGGATCTTCTTTCTTATATTTTAGTTTTGATACTAATTTTTCTTGCGATACAGGTTTTTTCTTTCTTGGTGTTCTATTTGCCTTAGCCACCTCCTGAAGCATATCACATGCAGAACTAAAATTATCAAACATAGAATTTAATTTCTTAAAATCCGATCTTCCAACTCTAGGATAACATTCTAATAATTCTTTATCTTTTGTTTCAGATAAAAATTTAAAGTTTTCAATCCTTTTAGATAACGCATTTCTTAAAAAATTCATATGAACAGATTTTAAATCATTAGTTTTGAATAATGCAACAAAATCATCTATTGTTTTAGTCGGATGTTCCTTAATAATAAAAAAATCATCCACCCAACCTTCGATTTCTCCAGCAACTTCCCTAGCCTTTTCCCTAAGTCTATCTTGAATTGTAATTTTGAATGTTTCTTCTTTTTCTTCTTTTTCTTCAATCAAGGAGATATTTTTAACAACTCGTTGTTCCTCTTCCTCGATAATCTTTTCAAGTGATTCAATTAATTTCTCGTTTACATTATCAGGCAATTCTCCACCATGATTTAAAATGAAAAAATATTTTCCAATTGTAATGAATCTATTTTCATTTAAATCTTTTATCCTATCTAAAAGAGGATCTTTAGCATTCTTAGTTTTTAGATATTTAATAACCTCTTTCTTCAATTCTGAAGATTTCATTTCATAATGTGCATACATCAATGCGGCATTATAATTAGATGTATAATTCTTATGTTCCTTCTTTAAAATAGAAAAATCTGGTTTAGCCCAGCCGAAAAATACAGCCGCAGGTTTATTCTTAGATCCCATACCTATCCCTTTTTGTAATACTTTTTTATTTTAGTTGTTACAAATCGAACAATGCAAGATTCTTGGTTTAATCTTCGTTTCTATTCTTGTTCTTATGCTTCTCTTTACGAGAATATTTCTTTGTTTCGTGAGAACCTGCACCAGAATGTTGGGCATTCTTAGCAACAAAATTTCTAGCAGGAGGTGATTTTACAATCTTCTTACTAGATTTATTTTCAAAAAGTTCTATTAATTTCATAGTTAAAAAAATATGGGAGGCGGTAGCGAATGCCTCCCATAGACGCCTTTCGACGTAACCCACAATGGTCCTAAGGGGGTTATCAATATTTATCGATCTTTCTTAAAATGTAGATAATTTGTAAGAATTGATCGAATATTTTCTGCCCCAACTGGATTTTTACTATGAACTGAAAAATTAAAATCCTTAGGCATCGTTTGATTATTCATATCTTGTTCTATTAACCATTTAGCGAAATCGTAGCCAGAAGGATCTTTACTTTCTTCTGTCATCACGATAATACCATGTTCATTGGTATCATAAATATCAAATCCCAAATCATGGTCGAAACTAATAAAATTAGGAAACCCATTTTGATTTACCCAATTTACAGCTTCCTTATAGGATCGGACAATTTCCCAATTGACATTATGTGGAATTTTAACCCACGTAACATCATGTGGAACCCTAACATCGTCTAAAAAAAGATATTTCATATCAAAAAAAAATGGTAGCAAGACTTTTACATCTTGCTACCACCGAGTATATACTGGATTCCCCTGCAATGTCAAATTGCCCCAGTTCCCCCACCTATATAAAAGGTGCCACCGCGGTTACATTTCCATGATAGTAGAAAGTGCCGCGCCATGGGTTTTTAGCAGCATGTTGCCCGTTAACAGACATTTTTCACATAGGCCCCAAAACCCCACCATAGGTTCTCAACCGGCCCTATCAGGCCATATACTCAGCAAACATCAACACACACCTCTTTTATTGTTCAACACACATTAGACAGTACCGTGAGGAACCATCTTCAATCTA